CGGCCGCCTGGGCCCGCGGGCCGCCAAGCTGCACGCGGACCTGCGCAAGGCCCGGGCGCTGGCGCGCCGCCGCGCCGAGGAGGTCCGGCGCCTGCGCGCCGAGGCCGGGCGGCGCGCCGAGGAGGCGGCCGCGCGGCGGCAGGAGGAGCGCTGGCGCGAGGACCTGCGCGCCGCGCTGGAGCGCGTCGAGGCGCACTCCGCCTTCGACGCGGCCGAGCTGGCGCGGCTGCGCGCCGCGGCCGCGGCGCGCGGCTACGACCCGCGCCCGCTGGCGCGGCAGGCCGACCGGGCGCTAGAGGCGTGCGCGCAGCGGGCGGCGGCGGCCGTCGAGGCCGTGCTCGCGTTCAACCCGCACGCGCCCGAGAACCTGCGCATCGACGTGCCGCCGCCGCTGGCGCAGCTGCGCGCCATCGCGTGGTGGGACGCCTTCTCCCTGGCGGCGCCCGCGCTGTCGGCCCTGTTCCCGGCCGCGGACGTGGGCCAGCTGACGCGGCTGATGCACATCGCGACGGGGCTGCTGACGTTCGCGGCCTCGGGGGGCGGCGAGCTGCGCCCCTACGACGCCGTGACGTACCTGGAGGGCGACCTGGCGGCCGTGCCCCGGCTCGCCAAGTACGTGGCCTTCTACCGCCGGGGCCACGCGGACTTCGAGGAGGAGCGCGCGCGGCTGGGCGCCCTGCGCGCGGACGTGCTGCAGGCGGCCGGCGGGCGCGCGGCGGAGATCAGCCGCGCGCTGGAGGAGGTGACGTACGTGCGCAGCCCCGCGGAGGCGGCGCGCGCGCTGGAGGCGGGCGTGCGCCTGGAGCTGCCGAGCGAGGCCCTGATCGCGGACGCGCTGGCGCAGCTGGAGCGCTTCGACCACGCCCGCTTTGCCGGCTCGGCGTACGAGGCGCAGATGCAGAGCACGGTGCGCCGCGACGCGGCCGCGGCGCGCGAGGCGCTGGCGGCCGCGAGGGCGGCGCGCGCGGAGGCCACGGCGCGCGCGGAGCGCATCCTCGGCGAGGTCGTGGCGGCCGAGGCGGCGCGCGACCGCGACGAGGGCGCCGGGCTGGCCAACCTCAAGAACCTGCTGCGCATCACGCCGCCGCCGCCCGCGCTGGGGCCCGCGCTGGACCGCGCCGCCTCGGCGGCCGACGTGGTGACGCAGGCGGCGCTGCTGCTGGCGGCCGTGGAGGAGGCGCCGGAGCTGGACGTGGCCGCAGTGGAGTGGCTGCAGCAGGCGCGCTCCATCATCGACTCGCACCCGCTGACGGCGCGCATCGACGGCCGCGGGCCCATGGAGCCCTTCGCGGAGCGCATCGAGGCGCTGCGCGAGCTGCGGCGGCACCTCGACGCGCTGCGGCGGCAGCTGGAGTCGGCGGCGGCGGCCTGGGACGGCGCGTGGGAGCTCTTCGCGGCGGCGCGGCGGCGCGCGGCGGCCTCGCGCGAGGACCACGAGGGCGCCAAGGCGCGCGCGGCCGCGCTGCAGGCGGCCGCGGGCGTGGTGCTGGGGCTGCGCGCGGACGCGCACTACGCGCGGCTGCCGGCGGCGTTCACGGGCGCGCTGGACGCGCGGCTGGCGGAGCGCGGCGAGGCGCTGGCCGCCTTCCACGAGGCCGCGCGCGCCGCGGACGCGGGCCTGCAGCGGCTGCAGGCGACGCTCGCGGCGGTGCGCGGCGAGGCCGCGTACGAGGGGCTGCGCGCGCTGCTGGCGGCCTTCGACGCGCAGGTCGCCGAGCTCCCGGCCTGGGCGGCCCGGGCGCACGCGCCCTTCCGGGACCTGCTGCTGCTGCGGACGCGCCTCTACGAGGCCTACTTCAAGCTCGTGCCGCGCGCGGCGGCGGCGGCGCGCGGCGCGGCGGGGGCGCGCGCCGCGGCGCGCGCGGCGGCGGCGCACTCGCGCGCGGACCCCGCCGCGCGCGCGGCGGCGGCGGCGGCGGCGCGCCTGAGCGAGCGGGACCTGCACCTGCGCGGGCGCGTGGCAGCCCTCCTGGGCGACGAGGCGGCGGTGTGCACGCTGCGCGAGGCGGACTCGGAGATCGACGCGCTGGCGCCGCGCGCCTACCTGGACGCCGACGGCACGCCGCTCTGCTACCGGGTGTGCTACCGCGCGGCGGGCGACAAGCTGGCGGTGGCGCTGTGCTCGCGGGCGGGGGCCGCGCTGCGCCCCCCGCTGGACGAGAGCGGCGTGGTGGAGGCGGCCTCGGTCGCCGCGGCGACCGTGCTGAACGAGATCGTGGGCCTGCGCCTGGAGATCGAGCGCGCCCGCGACGCCGACTTCGGGGCCTTCTGCCGCTTCGTGCGCCACCGGCGCGCCGACTGGGGGCCGGCGGACGCGCGCCCGGCGGCGGCCGAGACCTACGCGGGGCTGCTGGCCGCCACGCTGCCCCGCCGCCACGGCGTCGCGTCCCTGGGCGCGCTGTGCTTCTCGCTGGCCGAGCGGGGGCTGCGCCCGGCGCGCGCGCCCCTGCCCGGCCCCGGCGGCCCCGCCGGCGGCGGCGGCGGCGCGCTCGAGCTGACGCCCGCGGACCTCGTCGTGGCCGCGCTCATGGGCGCCTTCATGCACCTGGTGAACTTCACGCGCCTGGACCTCGTGCAGAAGCAGGAGTACATGTGCAAGACGCTGGACGGCGTCCTGGCCGAGGCGCTCGCGGGCCGGGTGGCGGTCGACTGCCTCGCGCCGGCGGGCGCGCCCGGCGGCGGCGGCGGCGGCGCCGGGCGGCGGCCGGTGCCGCTGGGCGGCGGCGCGGACGACCCGGCGGACGGCGCGCTCTTCGCCATCCGCGCCGCCGACTGGGACGCGGGCCGCCTCTCCCCGGACGACGTGCTGGCCGCGTGGCGGCACGCGCCCGACGCGGCCACGCGCGCGGCCGTGGCGGAGCTGGCGCGCCTCATCCCGGGCGCCGCGCTGACGACGGTCAGCGTGCTGGCGCGCATGTGCATCCCGGGCGACCTGCTGGCGGCGCTGTGGACCACGCTCGTGGGGGACGCGCCGGACGCGCAGGCCCGGAGCTACGACGCCTTCCTGGCGCGCCGGCTGGACGCGCCCTCGACGGTGCGCGCGACGAGCGGGCCCTCGGAGGACGCGGCGGTGCTGGCGGCCGCGGCGGCCGCAGCTGGCGGGCGGCCCGCGCTCTTCCGCCCGACGGGGAGCAGCCTGACGTTCACGCTCGTGCGGCAGCCGCCCGGCGAGGTGCAGGCGGTCAACGCGCTGGACCTCGTCGCGTGCGCGCTGCTGCTGGGCGCGCCGGTCGTCGTGGCCATGGAGAACCCGGACGTGTTCTCGGAGGGCTCGCGCCTGATCCTGTGCCTGCGGCTGTTCGACACGCGGCCCGGCGGGCGCGACGCGGACGCGCCCGCCGCGGTGTCCTCGGACCTGAACTCGTGGGGGGAGCGGCTGCTGGCGCTCGACGAGAACGTCATCGAGAACGCGTGCCTGACGGCGCAGCTGGAGCAGCTCTCGGCGCTGATCGCGAGCAAGCCGCTGCGCGGCGCGCCGCCCTGCCTCATCATGCTGGACACGCGGCTGCGGCTCGCGCGGGTGCTGTGGGCGCGCGCCGCCGCGCCGCCGCTCGCGACGCTGAAGATCGCGGAGGACGACGCGCTCCGGGACCTGCCCAGCCTGACGCTGGACTACGACGACGCGCTGCCGCCCGCGGCCGACCCCGCGGACCCGCTCTTCACGCGCGTCGTCAGCGCGAACAACGTCCCGGACTTCGCCGCCGCGGGCGGCGACCCGCTGTACGCGCACCCCCCGGTCTTCCGGCACCCCGCCGGCAACCCCTTCCCGCACGCGCGGCCGCCCGGCGCCGGCCGCGCCGCGGCCAACCCCCGCGCGGCGGCGGCGGCGGCCGCGGCGCGCCCCTCGGGCCCGCCCCCGGGCCCCGAGCCCGGGCCGGCGGCGCCCGCCCTCGCCTGGGGCGCGGAGGAGTGGCTGGACGACGAGATCGGCGACGCGTATCCGGCGGGCCTCGCGGACCTCGCGGGCGACGCCTACTCGCCGGCGCCCTCGCCGGCGGACCTCGCGGGCGACGCCTACTCGCCGGCGCCCTCGCCGGCGCCCTCGCCGGCGGACCTCGCGGGCGACGCCTACTCGCCGGCGCCCTCGCCGGCACCCTCGCCGGCGCCCTCGCCGGCGCCCGCGCGAGGGGCCCCGTCGCCGGCGCCCGCGCGAGGGGCCCCGTCGCCGGCAGCGGGCGCCATCGGGACCGCAGACGCGCCGGGTGTCGAGCGCGCGCGCCGCCTGACGCGCCGCACCGGGCCGCGCAAGTCGATGCCGGCCGCGCTGCCGTGGCAGCGCCCGCCGCCCGCGACTCCGGCGCCGCCGAGCCCGCCCCCCGCGACTCCG